CAGAAGCAGCGCCTCAAGCGGCTGGAGGAGGCTGGAGATGTGCTTGCCCAGCGAGCCTCGCGGCTTGGATTGCTGCCGATGGCAATAGAGGGGTGGCACAAAGCCAAGGAGGACAAGCCGTGAGTCTCGAAGAACGAATACTTTTCCTATCGGAATCTCCCGATTGCAACCATCCACGCGAACTCCGCGCAATCGCTCTCGATGTTCGCAAGCTGGAGGATCGGGTGAAACAACTCGAAGCCAAAGTGGATGAACTCCACGACTTGGAGAAATGGTTGGAGGGACGATGATTGTACCCATCGGCCCTGCCGCATTCGTGTTCCGTCACAATCAAACCGGACAAATCGTCGTAGCACCCAGCGAGCGGTGGCATGAGTTGTACGACAACAAAGAGGACTGGGAACACACTGCCTCACTCAACGCTTGCGGAGCTTTACAGTACATCATCGACGCCAAACCGAAGGAGCGGAACCGATACATCAAGAGACTTACGGAATACCCATGAAAAAAGAAAAGATGACGCGAGTCGTCACCATCGATACGCAGATCCATGACGAACTCAAGGAGTTCTGCAACCGCAACGGACTGAAGATCCAATTTGTCGCTCGGGAGGCGCTAAGGAAGTACATGGAAAGCAAGCACACGACGCAATCAAGTGCTGCCCAATCCGTCTCATCCTGCGCCGCTACCGCCCAGTAGCGAATCGTACCGTGTGGTACGGACAACACCCTCTGGCCGTCATGAAGCGGCGGTCGGAGGGACAAATTTCCTAAAACTATGAATCTAAGAGAATACCAACAGAAAGCAGTAGAGTGGGCCAAGACTAACGATGGACTGATCATCGCACCGGCTGGCAGCGGCAAGACATGGATTGCCGCGAGCATTATCAAGCACTTTGAGAAAGGACGACCGGGATGGAGGTTTGGATGGCTCGCCCCAACACGCGAGACATGTCAGCAAGCGCGCACATCGCTCCGCGTTGCCGGTGTACCTGACGAGGTCGTTGAGGTGCGTTGTCCGCATGAGTCAGTGGACTTCAGCAAGAAGGACATACTGATCGTTGACGAAGCGAAGCACAGCCCTGCTGCCGGATGGCGACGCATCATCGAATCCTGTGACGGAGAGCGTTATGGTTTTGACGCCACGCCGTGGAGTGACAACGAGGATCGTAATATTGTCATCAAGGAGCTGTTCAACCAACGAGTCTACGAAATCAAGCGCAGCGACATCGGCGATTCATTGGCCGACGCTTACCTCGAAATCAGCGATGCCACGGACCTGAACATCCAGCAGAAGATCGACGACAACATCGACCGACTCTTCAATGCACGGCGTCGGTACATGCGGATAAGTGACGACGAATTGAAACGCATGTGCGCCTGGGAATCGATTGTGGACATCGGCATCTGTCAGAACCGAGAGCGCAATCAATACGCCATCAACTACGCGCTGGAACATCTCGACATGCAGACGCTCATCCTCATCCCGCGCATCACGCTTGGCGAGGAGTACGAGCAATCGATTCCGAATTCCCGGCTCGTTCATTCCAAAATTGGAAAGAAGGATCGGCGCGCCTACATGGAGGAATTCAAGGCCGGGAATCTGCGGACCATGATTGCCACCTCTCTGGCCGACGAAGGACTCGACCTGCCGAATGTCGAACTACTCATCATGGTGAGCGGCGGTCGGTCGTCGCAGAAAACCATCCAACGCGCCAGCCGTGCGCTGCGAAAGACTGAAACGAAGAACTGCGCGACAATCGTAGACTTCTCTGACAAGTTTCATCCAATAGGAGCCTTCCACGCGAAGAAGCGGATGAGGTGCTACCGAGAACTAGGTTGCGTATTTCAATGAGCGTTTCAGAAATTACACCGACGGAAAACGTCGTTTTACTCATCGGCGAACTTCGGGGCATCAGCCGTCAGACAGAGACAAAGACAGGAGCCTTGATGGTCCGCCGCGTCATCTCAATCGCCCGTCATTGGACGGATGCAGATGGCAGGTTCCATGAAGACTTCGATGAGTTCGAACTGTCCTCATGGGGGCAGGTTGCGGAGAAGATTCTTGAAATCGGCAATGGCGCGCTGGTGCGTGTCAAAGGCCGTGTGAAGGTGGAGCGTTGGTCGGAAGACGGAGCAACAAAATCAGCGGTTCGCATCGCGGCGGAGAACGTCTCGGTGCTGTGCTATTAAAACTATGAAACAAAACAACAAACCAATCGTAGCGGTCGATCCTGGTGTTGGCGGCGGATTCGCCGTGAACACACCGGAAGGAATCGTCCTGTTAAAGATGCCGGAGTCATTGCCGGACATCTGCGCGCTGATCAATCAGCTCAAGGTGGCCAACTCTGAACTCTGGATTGAGGAGCTTCCGAACTTTGTCTCTCCCATGACGAAAAGCTCGTCGATGGCCGTGCTTCACAGAAACCTCGGTCGAGTTGAAGCTGCTGCTTACGCATACGGATACGCTCTTCACAGAGCAGCTCCAAAAGCGTGGCAGGCTCCTCTAGGACTCGGCGGGAAAGCATCGTGCAAGGACTATTCGGAATGGAAACGAAAGCTCAAGACGAAGGCTCAGGAATTGTATCCGCACCTCGACGTCACGCTTCGAAACTGCGATGCCCTGCTGATCCTCCACTACGCACTGGGAGGCGGCAGATGATTCGCAGGATGAATCGGCCACCGTCGCCGGAGGAGCTGAAGCAAATGCTCATCGCCGCGTTCGCGATGGGCGTCGTCATCACCAGCGCGTACTTCATCCTATTCGTCATCAAATGAGCGAGAGCGACGAGATAGAAGACCTCAAGAATGAGCTGATCGATTTCCGATGGATTTCCAAGGAGCTGGCAAAAGCCCTTGGCTGCGGATGCACAATCGGAGGAGACTTCGATCTGTGCATGGACTGCGCCGACACACAGAAAGCATACAAAACACTACTAAAAACCTATGAGCCTAAATACGAGCAAGATAGTAAGAATCGCCGATGCCGATGAATCAACGCCACGCATCGACTTCGCGTACATCGACAAGAAGTACAAGGAGTGGCTTGTCCGCCGTGGATTCGCCAGCGAAGAACAAACCGAACTTGGCATGCGACGTTCGAACGGTCGTCGCGGTCGTGCCATCAAACGAAACACCGACTCCGATGAAAGCATCTGAAATATCCCGAGAACAACTCTTGAAGGAAGCTCCGCGACTCATCGACTATGCAATTCTTCGCGGGTGGATGAGTAAACCGGCAAAGCCAAAACGCAGCGTGGATGGCGGATGGCAGGCGGCTGGTGTAGGCCACCTCGACGATGCTTCCGAAGATGAAATACAAGAACTCAGGAAACAGCTCGGTGGAGGTTGAGGTGCTTTCCGATGACGTAGAAATACGGATCGGAGAAACCAAATGGTCCGGCGTGGTTTACATGCGGGAAGGTAAGCGAAAGCTCTACGTCCGAACGAAGGCTGAATTCAATGCCAAGTTCGTGCTGATAGATGCGAAGCCCTGATCATTACATCGCCGCACAAGAGCAGCTCTTTGCGAAGTTTCAGTCACGCTCCATCGCCATTCAGCATTGGAGCAAATATCTGATGACTCCCAAAGAGCTGGCTCTCCTTTTCAGAAAGTTAGAGAAATCAAATTCTGTTCTTCAGGAAATCGCTAGGACCGATCTTGGCAAGTCTGGAGAACTCGCGCGAAAACAACTTGGAATCCAATGAGCAATTCAAATATCGACCGTGCAAGAGCATGGCTTCGTAACACCCCCGGAGCCGTCAGCGGACAGGGCGGTCATAACGCAACCTTCGCAGTAGCCACAGCTCTAGTGCATGGCTTTGAGCTGTCGCGAGGATCGGCTGAAGCACTGCTCGCCGAGTACAACGAGAAATGCGTCCCGCCGTGGAATGCCCATGAATTGGCCCACAAGGTGAATCAGGCGATGAACGTAGCGCACGACAAGCCAAAGGGCTGGCTTCTCTCAGCGCAGAGCGGGACGCCCGTATCAACGACCGGCAAGTTCGTCGTACAGAAGATTCAGCAAGTACCCGAACCTCCTTCTCCACTAACGACAGCAGACCTTCTCAAAGCCTGCTTCGAGCCGGATGAAGTTGTCTGCATCTGCAATGACATCGTAAGCGATGAGGAAGGACGCAGTAGGCCAAACTCCAAGGGTACATTCCTCAAGCGCGATGACTGGATAAAGCATCACTTCACGCCGCCGATTAGTTCCATGTGGAACAGTCCTGATAGCCGTGGCGCGTATGTCAGAGTCAATCCGTGTTTGGACGAAACCGGATCGGATTCCGGCGTAGCATCATTCCGCCATGTCCTCGTTGAGATGGATGAGAAGACGAAGGATGAGCAATGGACGATTCTCAAAGAATCCAAATTGCCACTGTCCGTCGTCATCGATTCCGGCGGAAAGAGTCTGCATGGCTGGGTGCGCGTCGATGCGGCGAACAAGGAGGAATGGGGAGAGCGTCGCGACGTTGTGTATCGCCAGCTAGAGGCTCTTGGCATCGATCCGAAGAATAAGAATGCGAGCAGGTTCAGTCGTCTTGCCGGTGTGATGCGCGATGGCAAGGAGCAGAAGCTGTTGGCCATCAATGTCGGATCGGTGAATTGGGATGCGTTCACCGATTACCTCGAATCGCAAGACATGCCACAGGAGTTCACGCTCCAGAGCATCATCGATTACGACCCTGAGAATGATCCTGACAATCTAATCGGTGACAGATGGCTACGTCGCGGATCGTCGCTTCTATTCGTCGGTCAGAGCGGATGCGGCAAAAGCTCGATGGCGTTCTATCAGGGTCTGTGCTGGGCGAGGGGAGCGGCTTGGTTTGGGGTGCAGCCGGTACGACCGCTCAAGATAGCGTACATCCAAGCCGAGAACGACATCGCCGATCAGCACGACAGCCTCAAAGGTGCAGCAATGTCGGTCTATGGCCAACACGGATGGCAGGAAGGTCTTCGCCAAGCTGGCATGCTGTTCTTCCGCGAGACAGTCAGGACGGGTGCAGATTTCGCGACAATGCTTCGCAGGCTCGTTCGCAAGACGAAAGCTGACATCGTCTACATCGATCCGCTGCTCTCCTACATGGGTGGTAATCCTGCGGACATCGAGGTCTGCGCCAACTTCACGCGGCATCTGCTCCAGCCGATTATGATGGAGACGGGAGTCGTCCTGGTGCTGGTGCATCACTTCCCGAAGCCGAAAGGTAAGGACGACAAGCCTGAGAGCGTGGCAGATTTGGCCTACTCAGGATTCGGAAGCTCCGACCTGACGAACTGGGCGAGAGAGGTGATTGTGATGAAGGAGCTTGGCTTTAATCATCCGAGACGCTTTATGCTCGGCATGGCCAAGAGAGCGGACCGCGCTGGATTGAGAGACAAGGAGGACAAGAAGGTCGGCTCGATCATCATCCAGCGCGGCGTTGGAACCATCTCATGGACTCACGCAGAGCCAGAGAAGTTCGTCGTCGATAAGGCTTCCGCGAAGAAACGACCTAAGCGCTAGCCTTCTCACGCTCAGCGCGGCGACGACCTTTGGCGGCAAGCGATTGGAACTTCGCCTTGCCGAGCTTCTTGCGTCCGATGTAAGCGGCAAGTGCGCGAGGCTCTCTCACACCCTTCTTCTCAAGCTCGCCGATGAGCTTCTCGTAACGTCCGCCACCACCAAGTTTCATCTTGTCCATAAATTATGATTTGCTAAGTTCTGGAACGTATTTCTTTTTGCAAATCAACCGATTTTTCGGCTGATCGCGAAGAGGAATCCATCGGCAGTTATCCTTGAAATATCCTAGGTTATTGTCAATTCGATCAAGGCTGTATCCATCAGGCCTGTCTCCCATGTCCTCGTAAAAACCTTCAAAAGAGAGCCACTTTTCACAAATTGTGACTCCTTTCAGCCTGTAGTACATTGAGTAAATGTGGGCAGGATTAAGGCACCTGTCTTTCATTTTTCTCCACGATCTGTACGACCCAGATCCGTACTTCCCATGTCTTGTCGATAACTTTAAAAGTCGTTCTGACGCAACGCAGTGATTGCACCTCCAAGGTCTTGATTCTTTATCGAGTCTTCTAACGACATCAACTCGGACCAGTTTTTGCGTTTTGCATGTGTCGCATTTCAGTTCAAACGCTCTCCATCTTCCGACTTTTACATGCTGGTGATTTGATTCAATAATTTGCACATCGACAAGATAGCCGAAGTACCAATCATTGCAACACCCCACGCGGCGCACGACCAGAATCGAGGCGTCGTCTTATCCTTCGCAGTGTCGCAATTCATGCGCGCGCGGAAGTTCTTACGACGCTCAGGATTCGATTTCTTGATCGTCATGTTCGCATCGCCGAAGCGAACCTTGATGACGTTGCCGTTGTCGTTCCCCCTGACGTAGACAGCGCTCTTCTTCCGCTCACCCGGCGTGTAGAAGGGCTTGTTCAACGTCACCTTCTTACCCTGATAGGTGCTTCTACCTTTTTTGGAGAGGGAGGTTTTCATCGTTCAAGATCCTCCTTAATCATCTGATACCTATCCTGTTCCATCTTCAAAACTCTAGGCCAAAGACGCTCGAAACGATTCATCTGCGCTTGCGTAGTTTCGTTAATCGGTTTTGAGACAATATTGAGGTATTCAGGCGTCTTAACGACACGCCCAACAGCAGCAGCGGTTGCGTTGCTGATTCCTTTTCCAAACAATCTGTATGCAGCGTACCCACCAAGACCGGCTTTCATGCCAGTCTCGCCATAAACCTGATAACCAGCAAATCCAGCCAAAGCTGGCAAAACCAGCTCTCTGAAGACGCTTGGTTTTCCAAGGTCAGAAACCTGCTCCAACTGATTTGCGATTTTTGTGATGCGAGAGACTCCATCGTCTCCAAACAATCCTTTGGTTATTCCAAAATACTTGCCTGGAGCCTCACTTGTTCCGACAAGATCTTTGATCTTTGCCGTGTTGATTTTGTTTCCGTCAACCGACTCAGCAATGATGCGTCCGACCAAAATGTTTTGAGCATCGCCGATCAAGTCGGGTCTTGATTGGCCAACAGCCTTGAGGAACTGCTTGCTGCGGTAGTTGAGAGATTCACCCTCCTTGGCAACCAAGAAATCAATCAGGCTGGAAGGCTCAAAACTTTCAAGCTGACCTCCCGGCTCCAATGCTTTTTTAACCGCTGCGTTAAACCTGCCACGAGCATTGCTGCTTGTTACAACGGCCTCTTCGAGAGCTTTGTAAAGCGGTTTTCCGCCTTGCGTCTCAATGTTCCTTATTACGTCGTCCAGCTTTATGGTGTCCAGAACATCGACATTTTTAGCGCGAGCATCTCGAACTTTAGCCTCAATGGCCGCGAGAGAATCAATGATTCGCTGCTCCCTTGATGTTATGTTTTCAGCCTTGAGGATTGCCTTAGATTTTGCGATGTCGCCTTCCTGCTTGATTGCTGCGTCAAGTTTTGACTGCGCTCCAGAGATGTTGTTATCGACATCTTTTCTTAAAACTTCGATTTGGCCTTTCAGATCGTCCGCTTGTTTTTCAAGAGATGCCTTTCTGTTGACCAATGAACTGTACTTTGAGGCGACATCAGTTATTTCGGAAATGTCTGGAAACAACTCGTCAATAACCTCTTTCTGAAGACCAGTCGCCTTTCCGCTGTTTCCAGCGGTAATCGCCTTCAGAAAATCATTTGGATTTTCACCGCGTGACTGAATGAAAACAAACTGCCTTAAATCCGGCTTTATCTCGTCGTATCGAGTTCCAAGGAGGTTTTTTAGAAGCCTCAGATTTTGAGGTCCAGTTGCGCCAGCAATGGTTCCAACGATTCCCGGCATTCCACCTTGCTCACCAGCCTCTCGTAAAATTTTGTCAGCAAAAAATCCTTTGAATCTTGAAATACCTTCTCGATACGCAGCGTTTTCCTGCTGCAAAGCTGTTTTAAGGGCAGGATTGGACGCTAAAGCCTCATCAAGCTGTGAGTTAATTTGATCAAGATCTTCAAAAACTGAATAATCAGCTTTTTGAACAGGCTTTCCAAAATTGATTTTTCGAAGAATATTTGTGCGTTTCTGACGCAGTTGATTTACCGTGTACTCTTTTGTCACCTCTTCTCCGGTTGGAGATATTTCGGTGACTGTTAATTTTGTGTTTTCAAGATCTGGATTGATCTTTGCGTATCCATCTTCCCGATCTTTCTTGAACTTATCAAGCTCCTCTTGGGCAATCTGCTGTGTTTTAAGACCCAGCGATTCTTTGGTGATTCCACCAGTAGGTCCATATCCAGCAGCGCGGCCTGCCTCAATGCTGGCAATCTGCTGGTTTAGATCAGCGACTTGGGTGTCGATTCGCTGTCTCTCAACAGACTCTACTGGAAGCGATTCGCGCTGCCTTTGAAGTTGACTGATTTCATCTCGAAGACCTTGAGATTCAACGCTAGCTCTTCCCTCTAACGCTCGAAGTGCATCGGTCAAACGTGCATCACGCGAAGCATTTCGAACATCACGCAAATTGGTGATTCGATTGCGAAGAGCTTCAGATTCTCCAACAAAAGCATCGATTGCATCGTTGGCCACCTTGTTGGCCTGCTCATCTGGAATCGCTATCGATTTCTGAAGTTCGGTTCTGATTGCTGAAGAAAGGTCTTGGCCAGTCAAACCAGACGAACCGGCAGTGTTCATCGACTGGCTGACAACATTTCTGATCTGTTCCTGAAACTGCTGAGGATTTAGTCCTGAATTTGGAGAATAAAGAGTTCGAGCAAGATCGCCTGAAAATCGGTCAAACATCCCAACTGACCCCTGATTAACCATTTCCTGTCTGATATCCTCTGCCCGATCCTTGATGAATTGCTGAGTAAACGGGCGTTGCAATTCAGCGGCCCAAGCTCTCGCATTAAATCCGCTTCTGGTCAAAGCTCCAACACCCCTCGCACCACCGCTCAAACCTGGACTCAATAATCCTCCAAGTCCTGTCCTAAAAAGGACGTTGGACAAATCAGCGGAATCTTGGTCGAGAGTTTCAAGACCAGCCTGAAGACCAGAAGTCAAAACACCGCTTCCAGCTTCTTTTGTAAACTGCGTGAATTTTCTGGCCTGCTGACCGACCGGAACACCGGGAATAGCCTGAGCAAACATCTCCCCGGCTCGGTACGGCTCTGGAGATACAGTCTGTCCCAATCCTGACGCTGCAAGGTTAACTCCAGCTTCAGTTGCCAATCCGGTTCCAACCCCCATTCCAGCAATAAATGGAGCAGAAATAAGAGACGCTGAAATAGGAAGTCCGGTTGCAAATCCACGGCGATAGCCACCAGCCTCAGCGGCACCCATTGGAGTGAACTCGCCAGACCGCTGAAGCCTTCCACCCTCAAACGGAGCAAGCATTCCAGTCGGCTCTGCCATTTGGCCCATCGTTCCGACAAAACGCTCCATTTTTCCAACGTTTCCAGCATCCTGTACGGCTCGATTCAACTGAGCAGTCGATCCGACAGCAACAGCGGCTTGAGCTTCAGGTAATGCAGCAACCATCCCCTGCTCCTCGCGACGACGCATCTCGGCGATTGTGGCGGGAGGTTGAGGCGAAGGTTCAGCAGTAGATCCTCGCAAAGCAGAAAGAACGTCCGCCTCAGTTGGTTCGGTGGCAGAATCAAGGACAACGCGCTTGCGAACACCGTTGTCGTTAACCGTTACAGCAAATTTTGGCATAATGTATTACGGGATGACTTCAACGGACTCGATCTTAATTCCACCTCCACCACCAGCCGGAGCCGACGGTGCGACCTGACGCTGCTGACCAAACGGCGTCAGTGGCAGCTTGAATTGCTTAATAAGATCGTTTGCCAACCTAACCTGCTCTGGCCTGATTCGATACTGATCTTTGAAAGATTTAATTGTTCTATGCAAATCTTCCGCAGACATTTTGGCAAAATTCCTGACATCGTTTGCAAAGTTGTTGCTCTTAACATTTCCAAGAGCAGCAACAAGTCTCTGCATTTCAGGTTGAGTGACAGCTTTTCCAGAAGTCTCAAAAGCAGTTTTATTGAACTGCTGTTGAAACCGTTGAAGAAGAGCGTAAGCATCCCTTTCTTCATCGGTCTTTGCTCCAGAAAGTCTTTTTTCTATGTCAGAAACTCTTCCGTCAATGATTCCAACGTATTTCTGGATTGTTTTAGGACCATAATTTTTTTCAAAGTCGTCCAGACTTTTGACAAGATCTCCAGAAATAGACGCAATTGTTTCGTCGCCAGTAATCCTAGCTTCAGCTTTTCCATCAGGCCAATTCCACTTGTTGCTCAGAGCGTTCGATTCAATGATATCTTTAGTCGTTTGATCTGGTTTTCCAAACAACGATTCATATTCGCTTACAGCTCTTTCAGACAAACGCATTTTAGCGCGTTCAGACGGAGAAAGCTGCTCTATCTTTCGCTGGTCAACAATGTCTTGAGCTTTTTTAATTCGCTCTTGAATGGGGATTTTTTTGTCTAGCAGAGAAACTTGAGTAAAAATCTCTGGAGAAAGTTTTCCAATAATCTCCTTTTCCTTTAACTGTTCTCTAATGACAGGAAGATTAGTCCGGTAAACCTCTTCGTTAATTTGTCCGGTCTGAGGGTCGAAAACGTCGATACCTTGTTTCTGCATCTCCTCGATGCTGTCTGCTCTAAGTTTATCAAACTGTTCGCGAGCTTTAATGATTTTTGCTCGCGGAGAATACTGCTGAAGACCCTGATAGGCTCTAGTCGCCTCCTGATTAAAAACCTTTGACCTGAAGCGAGGAAGCGCAGGCATTGGAGACTTCAGCTCAGGATCGTTGAAATAGGTTCCAACATCCTCGTTGAACTTCTGAAACGTGTCGTACTCCGCAGCTTGAGCCTCCTGCTCCGCCAACGCCTGAGCATAAGCATTCGACTGAATCTTATTCTGAAGATCCGCCTGACGCTGGCGCATGATCTGATCAGCCGTCTGCATCTGCAACTGCTCCATCATCCGCTGCTGCGTCTGCGCGCGGTCGAACAGCGATGCGCCTAGCTGAAACGCTTGAAGAGATTGGTCGGCCATAAATTTTAACCCCAGTTAGAAGGATCGGTTGGTCCGCCAATGTTTCCAGGCGGAATAGAATAAAGCTCAGCATCATTCTGG